ACCAGAGATTGGAAGATCGTGAGTGCTTCCACCATTTGTTCCTGTATCGGTTCCAGTTGCACGAAGATTTGTAGTGCCTGCATTTAGAGTGCCTACATTTAGAGTAGTAATATTCGCAGTTGTAACATCAAGAGTTGGTGTATCGATCGGCGAAGAAGCAATCAGAGGTGCCTTCAAACTGATATTTCCTGCACTTTCTGCATTAATAGTTCCAGCAGTTTTAATATTAACATTGCCTGTTGATTCTTGATTGATCATGCCAGCAGTTTTCAAGTTAATATCGCCAGTAGATTTAGCAAGAATTTCTGCATCAGTGCACAGATTCATGTTACCAGTTGAATGATTGAAGAATGATCCACCAGATTTGATGTGCGTATTAACCTTGGATGTCAGATTCAATCCTGCATCTGTTGTCAGGTTATACTTACCAGTAGTTTTGGTAGTGACTGCTCCTGTTATTTCAGCATCAACCTTACCTTCATTCTTAACAGAAATATCACCTTCGTTTCTGAGATAGATACCGTCTTGTACCGAAAGACCAAGCGATCCACCAATGTTGACATTAACATCATTATGGATGTCAAGACTGACTTTACCATGCATAGTTAATGCAGTATCATTCATAATGAACACATTACATTGTCCTGCAATGTGAACGTTGGCATTACCTTCAATTAAAACGAAACCATCTTTTTCAATGATGGAATACCCATTACCCATAATTTTGTTTACTTGAGTTCCATCAGGTCCAGTCTCTGTAAAGGTTCCTGACTTGTGAGCAATATTCAAACGCTCAAATCCAGGAGTGTCATCAATTTCCAACGCATGACCAGATTCACCAGCAAACACTTTATTATATGGATATTTTGCAGCGTATGGAGTTGCTGGTTGTTCCCATGTAGACCCCGAACGACCTGCCATTTTAACAGCACGTTTTCTTGATGCATTTCTTGCTGCAGGCGAAGAACCAAGAGATTGCGAAGATTTATCACCAACAGAAGTTCTAGGATCTGGATTGATACCAGGAGAATTAACACCAAGCGCCAGAGTATTTGTGTCTGGTTTGTTCACATAATCTGGTTTCGGATATTTTTTATTTGGGTCTTTAAACCCCTTACCATCTTCCTTAGCAATATTTGTATTTTCATTTGATGGTAATGTATCTGCCTCTGGTGCATTGACTGCAGTATTCATAGAATCTGCTGCTTGCGCAGGATGGTCAATACCATTAGTTAAAGTTGATGGCGCATTTTCTTTGAGTGGAGGTTCAACCTTTTCAACCGTCTTCTGTTGCGTCACAGTTCCATCTGCGTTGGTTGTTGTGGTTACTGTTTTTACAGCACCAGATGGTTGAACAGTAGATACCGACGTCGTCGAAGTTCCATCGGCAGTAGTTTGAGATGACTGCGAAACTGCAGTAGATATAGACTGCGTATCAGTTGCAAAATTAGTTATAATTTCAGATTTAGCAGAAGAACATGCCTCTGCTAGAAATTCTTGTTTCGCTTTTTCTGCTTCATCTTTCTTAAGATCAAGTTGTTTTACCAGCGTTTCAATATCTGCAGGGTCATCAAATGCGATTGTTTTATTGCTTTGCGCATCGCCGTTTGATCCTTCTGTTTGTTTTACTGCAAAATCAACAAGTAAATCTTTCGCAAGTTTAGGATATTGATTTGCCAACCAACTGATGCTATCTTCAATAGCAAGCAACCATGTGCCGAAAGAAGCACGATTGTGTAAACTATCGCGCTCAGACTTATAAAGTTCTAAGAGTTTTTTTGATGTGCGAACACCAAGAGCAATATAATCTTTATCTGTCCCAGTAAACAGAGTTCTGTTATTGTCTAGTCGATCGATTATTGTTAAATTTATGGTATCACTACCAAGGAATTCGACAATATGTTTGATTCCACTTTGAGTATATTCAGATGGATTATTTACTGTTGTAGAAGGTTTTGTTTTAGGTTGATAAGTGCCAGTAACCACTTTGGCGGAAATTGTTCCCGCCGAAGTCAATTCATAAATGATTGTTCCATTTACAATATTCTTAGTTATTTTCTGGGTAACTACTTTATTTTCGGTCGGAGATTTAGAAGTTTGCGTAGTTTCTACAGTTGTCCCACCAAGAACAGGTTGTGCGTCTTCTGTTGGTGGTGGTGTTACTTCTTCTGGTTTCGGATTGCTTGTTGTATTTGGTGTTGGTCCAGGAGTCTCGACCCTTTGATTTGGAAGTGCGACTGCATTGAATCCAACATCGAACCAATATTTTGCCGAAACACCATTTTCATCTGACTTAATAGTTCCACGTAAATAATTTTGCGCTGCGTCAATATTAAAGCAAAGAGAAAGAGAAAGAACACCAGCGAGAGTTTTCTTATCAACCTCTGGTGTCAAGGCTCTAGATGTTAATAATAATTGGTATGTGAATTTTAAAAGATTTGATGCTGCAAGATCTTGCAACCATGGTTGCGCAATAAATCCATCATGCATATTAGTAGGTTCGAGATAACGATCCTGGTTCATCGCAGACTTTAATTCTTGATGAACAGGGACGTTAAATTTGTCATTCCCGCCATTAACAGTATGAAGCAACATATAATATAAAGCATTGTTTCTTTGCGAAACTGGTGCTTCAATTATTCGCGTTTCACCTCTAGATTTGTATTTTGCAAATCGATTATACCAACTCTCGTATTCCTCGTTACCCTTCGAAGGAACAGGAATATTGGGTAGATTATTACTGATCCAGTCATTTAGTTCTTTACCAACAATACCAGAATCAATTAATTGTGTTACGCCAAGTTTATATACGCCATATTCACCATCGGAATGAACGACCATGAATTTCCATTGATCACCATCATTGGATAATTGACCGCCTTTTGATGCCAACAAATTATAACCAGGACCAGGAGAAGTTTGACCAAAGGTATAAACTTTATTATAATATTGTAACGTCATTGCATTCTGAATTTGTTTCAGAAGCGTAACTACATCATCCCGCGACAGAGAACCGATAGTTTCTTCTTCACCCATGTTGATCGTATCAACAGTTGTGAAATACGGTGTAAATGGATCATATTTTTTCATTGGTTATACCTTATACTTATTTCTATAGAAGGCAAATTTCTTTTTTCTGTCTTCAAACCCAAGAGGTCTCTTCCCCTCTGCTATTCGTTCTTTACTAATATATCCATTTATTGCCATACTAACTTCTAGGACATCACCCCACTGATTATTTCTACCAATCTTCGGTCTTTGTGTATTAAAATACCAAAGCAATATTTCCGCTGCAACCTCTTTAGTTGATGCTAAGTCTGGATTTTGCTCCAACGGTTTCTTGATGTAATCTCCACAGTTTCTATAACTGTTCTTCCATGTAAGACCTAAAAACCCTCTTCCGCGATATTTCTTTCCATCTCCTGGTGTCGTATTACCCATCATTCTTGCTCTTTTTCTGCCGTCTGCAAATTGACTGTTAATATCATAACCGTTATGTACTTTTTTCCCACGATTGATACCAGAAATAAAATATTCGTCACTTCCGACTTCAGTCATTTTCGTGAATCCGCCTGACTCATGATTGCATTGTGCCATTATCATAGCTTTGGCGAGTGGGGTGTATCCTTTTATTTTCTTTCCATTAATATCCAACCAAGATTCCAAATAAGATTCCAGATCTTTTGCATTACCGCTTGGTTGTTGCACATCACCGTAATCGCCAACAGTATCATCACCATTGGAGGTGGCATTATCACCAGAAGAACCAGGCCCCTCGGAAGGAGCACAATCTGCAGATGCCAACCCACCTGGAATAGATCCGACAGTACCGAAAAACATGGGATGTTGTCCGCCCTCACCATCAGCAAAGAAACCTACAACCCAAGAACCTTCTACTGCTCCTGTTGGAGACCAACCAACACCAGAAGTTCCTGCCGAGTTTGCTGGCATGACAGGCAATGCCCATGGAAGATCTTCTGTCGGAAGTGTTTCGTTATCTTCTGTATGATACCCAATAATTCTTACGCGACATCTACCCAATCGTAGAGGATCGTCGCGATCTTCAACTACTCCAAACCACCAATAAAAATTTGCATTATTATTGGATGTAATATTGTCCATTGCCATTTTTAACTTCCTATCACACTATTAACACGTTCAAGAACCTTCTGATAACTCTTTGGATGCAATCCATCATTAGAAGGAAACTCTGATAATTTAATTGTTTTGTGATAGATTCTCTTACTGCTGTTGCATTTTCAACAGTCTTAATGTTTGGATAACCCTTATCGTTGGATCCCATAGAAATAACTGTATAATCAGAACCACCCTTGGCAGTATAATTTTGTTTAATTTTATCAGTGTTCCACCCAACAGTAGCATTAGTTGATGCATCTTTGGCGACAGAACCTAGACCTTGTGCAATACTATCACCAATAAACGAACCCTTACCAACAGGTTTGGTCGAATTCGTTGCTGGGTTAGCAGGATCTGATGTTGGTGCTGCAGGATCGGTTGCTGGAGTTCCAGTATTTTCCGAACCACCAACTTCCTCAACTTCATATATTTCTTGTGCGTATGAATCTTTAGAAATCTCTAAGAACATAGTATGACGCAATGGAGATATTTGGTGATGTATAGCAGTTATCATATAAATTCCAGTTATGAATTTATCCCATATCAATGCTTCGGAATCCTCATTAGTTTTTTCCCCGACGGATGGATAGAATAGTTTGATCATTCTACCAACTTCTGCGTCTGTTCTTCCTGGGACTGTAAGTTGTAATCTCAATGTGGTTAAGTCCATCAAAGAACTATTTCTCTGTGAAACAAAATCTTCAGGGTGTAAATCAATAGAATCTTCTGTTGAATCAAGCACACCAGGATTAACAGTAGAAACAAACGGTTTAGTATCAGCAGAACGCATAACATTAATCGGAAAAATCGTTTTGTATTTTTTGTTGGTTTTGGTAGGATCGTCGTTATCAATCTCAGGGAATGCATATGCTCCCGAGGAAGGATCTAATGTTCCATCTTCCATGTGGTGGTATTTTTTATAGTTGAATCCATGATCATAATGATACGCCGTGTATTCTTTTTTGACCATATCAAAGGAATGCACAACACTAGCGAAATGCCCCAAATCTTGACTCTGAATAACATCCAAATTAGTAATAAATTCCAATGCTTCAATTGTTTGGAACCCCTTTGTCAACGAAGAAACAGTTTGTAACTTATCCAAATTAGTATTATAAACGAACGCCGAATATATGTCCCCATTTTCTAGTTGATTTTTTACAAGACTTTCTATTGATGCAAAATAAAATCCCTTAGTTGTTTCATAGAACATAAACGTTGGAGATTTATAGTTTAAACCAATTGAACGTTTTGCCAACCAATTCAATGTTTGTATTGGTGTCCACATCGGCGGCACAAACGTTATATGCGTATCGTGCGGAGTGTCTGCAATGAACAATTCCATTTTAGTCTCACTATTTTGTTCGGTTGAGTCGGATTCTGACTCTACTCCGATCGCCGAATCTTTATTAGTAAAAAATCTCGGCGATTTCATATTTTCTGTAAAAATTTGAGCAGCAATTTCGTCAGTAGTGCCTTCAAATTTTTTACATATTTTTGTAACATTATCAGATGATGCTTCGAGAGAACAAAACAGCAGTTCGTAATATTGCTCTCTGTCGTTGTTTAATTTGCGATTCTTAACTGCATAAACTGAAAATGACTTCTGAATCTTATTGATTGGATCGAAGGTTCCAAGATTACTTTTTGCATAACCACCAAGTTCTCCCCATGGGGTTTGAATATCCAAAGTGAGAATTTCATCACCAATGATTGGTAATCTTCCAATGAGATTAAGCGAATCGCGAATAACAACCGAACCATGCAAGGTGGGAGAGAAAATATCCTCGTATAGATTTATTTCCATCATGAATGGTTTTAAATCCAGAGGTTGTTCTGAAGATATAACAATTAAGTCCAGAGTTGCAATAATTACATCTCCTGGTTTCGTTAGTGCATCACTAATTGCTTTTTTTGGGGGTGGTGTAGATTGTGTTGGATCTACTCTGTTTTCTGCCATTATAATTACCTACTAATCAAACTCGAGTACATGGATACAAACTCTGCTAAGTATTTTGGATCTAATATCTTAATTTCGCGCTTAGAATCGTTTAATTCTTCTTCGTATTGTATATTGGTTACTTCTTCGATATCTCCATTGGCAAGATCTGCGGCATCATAATCAACAATTATTTTATCAGCATCTGCTGTTCTATAATGATGCGTTTCGTAGATTCCTGTTTCACCATATTTCTTTTTACAATATGCAAGTAGATCTGAATTGCCCATCGGCCATTCTTTTCGAGGATCGACGATATCATTCACTGCCATAATGACCCAATGATAATCTGGACTACTATAAAACTTATCAGAAACTTGCTCGATTGTGTAACCATCCGGAATAGTGACTGTTTGTAAAAAAACAACATTGTTCTTAAATTTATTTAATGAGATTCTGCGAAATATATCAGTTACAAGTGTCGCTGTGTTTGGTGTAATCGTATTGACTAGTAATCTCGGGAACATAGAAAATAACATATTAGTATCCCTTATCGATTCTTTCTGTCGTCAGAGTTTCCAACTCAGAGAATTGTAATCTGACAAATGCTTCAGTCGGACATCCATTAGAGAAGGTGGTAAATCCTTCTGCACCATAATCTATAACCATATCTGTCAGAACGCAATTTGATATTTTTCTGACATATGTGTTCTCGGCGCCATTATGATAATAGATGATCATAAATTCTGACGGATATGTTTGGAACAATCCATTGGGGCTCATAGTTGGATGCATGTGTGTTGTAAACAACTCAAGTATACCGTTTTTACCAAAAACGACATCTGCTTCGGCCTCATTATATGGTGCAAATCTATAGTCAAACGAGAATTTTCTAAACCCCATAGATCTAAACAACTGCTCTTTATATGGGTTTTCTACTTTTTTAGAAGTTGCTTGTAGGACATTAGTAAACTGATCAAACCCAGCAATGTTTGCGATTCGACCTGCCTTTCTTACAAGATAATCAGCAGTTTCAGATCCCTCTGAAACTAAACCACCAAGCGATGCCTTACCTGAAGCAAGACCACCAATAAGCGCACCAAGGTCTGCAGTTTCATAGTTTGCATTGTAACCTGATGAGATTTTTTCTGGTATATACAGGATGATCTCATCACTACCAATTACCAGACGTTGCTCTCCTGCGAGTGCACTCGCAGCGACACCTGCCGCAGCACCTACTCCTGCTCCTAGAATTCCCCCAGTAAGTCCTGCTGCAAGTTTAGTAATAATCGAAACTGGACCACCCGTAGGATTTGGGGAAGGATTGACAGTATTACCACCGTTTTCTTTTAGACGTGCACCAATAGAAGTCGCAGCACCAATACCAGCAGTAGTACCCAACCCTGCGCCAATCAGTGCACCTGCTGCGCCTGTTGCCACTTTACCATTTTCTGGATCGACTCTGTTCTGGTCTGTCTGATCAAAAATTTGACCGCCACCAGATGCTAACAGTTCCTTGCCTCGTTTTGTTCCTTCGCGCACGAGAGGATAAAAAACAACATAATGCGGATACTCCTCAGAGTTTCCGACATCCATTGGATAGCGACGCTGACCATCTTTATCCAATGGTGTTTCTAGAAAATTGAGTGGCGCAGTACCTCTACTAAACCGACTTTCTTTTTTCGGTTCAGGTGCCTTCGTAGGCGCAGCAGGTGCAGTTGCTCCTGGAGCAGGAGTTTGTGCAGGAGGTGCAGGTGCAGGAGTTAATGCCATCTAGAATAAATATCCTATTAAGTATAGAGTTTGGAATATTTATATGAGTTATGGCAAGGAATCTTTGAAAGGTCTGTATAAAATACAGCATCCAAAGAAATACATTGGGAATCCAAACAATATTGTTTATCGCTCCAGTTGGGAACTAAAGTTCATGAAGTGGTGCGATAATAACGACAACATATTGGAATGGGGATCTGAAGAGTTACCCATACCGTATATCTCTCCTTTAGATAATCGAGTACATAGATATTTCGTGGATTTTTATATCAAGGTTCAAGAAAAAAGTGGTGTTACAAAGAAGTATCTGGTTGAGGTAAAACCGCAGAAG